CAACGACCACCTGGGCCGGCACCGGGCTGGACGTGCGCGGCCGGAACAGTCGCAGGCCCCGCAGCCGGATCCGAACGCTCTGCGGCGGGTAGGCCGGCGCCGTGACGACCACCTGCGCCGGGACCGGGGATGCCGTGCGGCTGCGGCGCGCCAGCAGGCTACGGATTGCGCGCGGCTGCCGGATCGCTTTGACCGGGAACGGCGGGCTCGCCTGAGTCGGGGCCGGGGTGGATGCCCGGGCGCCGCGGCGAGGAGGCCGCGGGGCCGGGCGCCGCCGCTGCTGGCCCGGCGGGAACACCGCGGTCGCGCCGGACGAGGCCGTGAACGCCAGCGTGATCTGCTGCCGGTCGTTCGCGCCGTTCGTCCAGGACGCGGAGGTCGAGAACGAGCCGGCGGCCGGCCCGGACAGCAGTTCGCCGACGAACGTGATGCATCGCTGGGTGCTCGGGTTCGTCGTGCCGGAGTTGGCGTTGAGGACGTTGGTCAGGCTCGCCGACCAGGACGGCCCGGTCGGCGCGGTCGCATCGAGCGAGTGGATCAACGCGAACGCCAGGATCAGGTCGCCGGACTGGGTCGTGGTGACCGCGGCCGCTGTGGTGGTGCTGCCGTTGACGTTGGAGATCGTCGAGGAGTTTGAGCCGTCCAGCGCGGCGACGCCGCTGTACTCGCAGACGGTTAGGACAACGTCGTCGGACACCGAAGGCGTAGCGGTGATCGTCGTTTCGGACCCGGTGGCGAACTTGTACCAGGTGTAGGCGCCGTTGCCGTCGATGACCGACGGGCCGTTGTTCACCGTCCCGGCGCCCGACAGGGTGACGAGGGCGTCGGAATTCGCCGAGATGACCAGGAGGTTCCCGGCCGTGGGAGCGGCCCAGCCGTCGCCGGAGCCGATCGACACCGAGGCGCCCGCGGTGCCCTTGCCGATCCGCTGGACCGCGACGACAGCCACGAATCAGGCCAGGTCGAAGGTCAGGCCGTTGAAGTCGGTCGCCGACGTATACGGACCGTCCGGCGCCGGGGCCGCCGCCAGCTGGGCGGCGGTCAGCGACCGGGAGCCGGCCGGCAACTGCACCCGGCGCACCAGGTTGCCCTGCGCGTCGTTGACCCGGACGCGCACCGTCCGGCCGAGCAGGTTCACCGCGATCAACGCGCCCGTCCCGGCCGGCCACGTCGTGCCGGTCGGGTCGGTCCACGCCGACGGGTTGTTCCACAGCGCCAGGCCGGCCGGGTTGAAGAACCACGTTACGCACACCGCCGCGGCACCGGTCTTGTCAGGGATCGTGGTGATCACCTGGCCGGACAGGGCCGACATCAGACCTCGATCTCGAAGCTCAGCCGGATCTTGTGCGAGGCCGGCAGCGCGTTGGTCATGTTCACGAACGCGAAGCCGTTGGCCGTGCCGATCGCGCAGACCATCTCCTCCATGAACTCCCACGGCACGTCGACCGTCGACTGGGTGTTCAGGGTGAGGATGTCGATCGGGTTGGAGGCGATCGTCGGGCCGGTCGTACCGATCGAGGACGCGGTCGTCGCGATGACCCCGGTGGTGGGGTCGGTCTGCGGCGTCCACGTCTCGAACGGCTGCCCCAGCACGGCCGCCGCCAGACCGGTCCCGGCCGGCGCGACAGTCTGCCGGAACACGCCGATGTCGACCTGCTGCGAGGTCGGCACCGACGCACCGGCGATCACGCCGGCCTTGACCCGACGCAGCCGAAAACCGGACGTCGAGCTGGCACCCCAGTAGCCGAGGTAGCCGTTGACGGTCGTACCGGACGGCACGCCGCCGGCCTGCGCCGCCTGGGACAGCAGGGTTGCACCGTAGCGGGCCACGACGAGCCCCTTCCTGGCTCTCGTGAGCCGCTGGGATTTGGTGGTTCAGAAGGAGGGGTCAGCCGACCCGGACGTGGCCCTGCACGGCCGCCGTGGACGAGAGGTAGATGCCGTTCGCGCAGCGCACCCCGTCGGCGATGTCGACCGGCTTGTCGCCCTTCGCGGCCAGCGTGAACTGGGCGAGGACCAGCCCCGACGCGGCCGATGCGTTGTCGTACAGAACGACGTCCGCGCCGGCCGTGGACGAGATGTGGAAGCCCCGGAGCGTGCAGGGGCCGCCGAAGATCACGCTGTTCTGCGCAGCCGCGATCGTGGTGCTCTGTGCGGCCATCAGCCCGTGATCCGGGCCAGCACACGCAGCACGCCGGCCGGGATGATCACGCCGGACGCTGTGTGGATCATCTGGACGGTCAGGACGTCGCCGGCGGCCAGGGCCAGGTCGGACGCGGTGCTCGACAACGTCATCGACTCCGCCGTGAACGCCGCCGAGTTGGTCGCCGCATACGAGCGGCTGGCCGGCAGCGCCGACCCGGAGCCGGAGCCGCGGTTGCGGAGGGACAGGGTCGAGTAGTTCGTGCCGTTGGCGGTCACTGCGGCCTGCGGCACCCAGTCCACGGCCGTGATCACCATGGCGTACGGGACGCGCATCGCGACGTCCTCCCGGTCGGTGGTCGCACCAGCCATGGCGTACGCGGGAATCTGGAACATCCAGTCGCCGGAAAGCTCCTTGAGCTGCATTTCGGGGTCTCCTCGGGCATGAAAAACGCCCCGAGGAGACCCCGGAGCGAGTGGAAGTCGTTGCTGCGGAAGGGATACGGCGGGTCAGTTGCCCTTGCAGAAGCCCCGGTAGTCCAGGACGGCGCCGTTGTAGGCGTGCCGCACCTTGTAGGTCGTCTTGTCGGCGTTGAACACCGAACCGACCGTCGGATCGTTCTGGGTGAACAGCTCCGGCTCCTGCCGGCCGAGGTAGAAGCCCATCTCGATGGTGGGAATCATGTTCGGGTCGGCGATCGTCCACCAGGCGGTGGTCGAGGACGGGTAGTCCAGCCGGATCGGGGTGAGGCCCTGGTGGATGTTCGGGGTGTTGGCCGCGCCCGTGCTGTTCGGTGGGGTGTTCGCCGGGGTCGGCAGCGCCACCGCGGAGTGGCAGAGCTGCCACGCCAGCTCCTCGAGGTCGTTCACGTAGACCAGGAACTGCGGGGTCGGCGCGATGTAGTCCGTGGTGTCGCCGTACGCGGTCTGCGAGGTCATCAGCAGCCGAGCCGCCGACAGCGCCGACTGCGACAGCGCCGAGCCGGAGCCCGAGTTGACGTAGTTTCCGTGGCCAGTGGTGAACAGCGCCGAGGAGTCGTAGATGTTCGCGTTCGTAACGACCATGTCCCACACGTAGCGGTACACCGTCTGCGCGGCGGCAAGACCGAGCTTGACCGGAATCTTCGAGATCGCCCGCACGTCGTCGTTGGCGATCATCTCCAACGTGATGTCCTCGGTGCCACCACGCTTGCTGATCGCGTAGGTGACTTCCTCGTTCGTCGGCGAGGTCAGAGGCTGGTACGGCTGACCCTGGTTGACCCCCGGGAGCACGCCGTAGCCACCAATGCGATCGATGCGCTGGGTCCGGAAGTCGTTGATCGGCACGATCGACGAGACGATCTGCCGCCACGTCTGAAGGTTCGGCTGGTTGTACTCCGCGACCATACGTCGAGTGATCGAGTCACCGAGCACCAGGTTCCACGTGCTGGCCGACAGCGACTCCGTGGCACGGTTCGCGCCGCCCTGCAGTCGGCCGTCAGCGTCGTAATCGCTGGTGCCGATGCACTCGCGCATGATCACCTTGTTGACGTCCTCGCCCCACGCGCTCGGCCGGTAGCCAGTGAAGTCGAGGACGGCCTCGCGGAAGCTGCGGTACCCGTTGACGAAGTCGCCCGCAAAGAACGCGTCGAGCGCCTTCGCCTTCTTTTCCTGCGACTCCTGCGTCACGGAAACGCTCACTGTCGGCCGCAGGTCGGCGCGCTCGACCAGGCCGAGGGCGGCCTTGATGGCCGCAATCTGGCCGTCGATGTCGGACTCGACGAACCGGTCCGGCAGCGCCTCGCGCAGGCTCTCGGCCACGCGCTCCGGCAGCCCGGCCGCCGCGACCTTCTCCTTGACCATCAGGCCGCCGAGGAACGACGTCTTCTCGATCCCGGCCGGCGCGGCCTCGGTCGTCGGCTCCGGCACGGCCGTGGTGGTGGGCTCGACCTTGCTCAGACTGTCCCGGAGGGCGGCAAGCTGCTCGGGCGTTGCGGTCTGGAGCGCGGCGAGCATGGTTTCTGACGTGACTGCCACGTCGTCCTCCTCGTTGCTCTCTCCGTCGGGCTCGGTGCCCTCCGGGTCGGTTCCTTCTTCGATGCCGCCCGCGAGCACGCGGACGGCTTTACCTCCGGCGGCCGGGTCGGCGACCACGTCGGCGGAGTGGACTTTGGCGATGGCGACCGCTTCCTGCATGCGGCGGCGCCCGACCGTGATGGGCCGGGTGTAGGTCATCGCGTCGTGGGAGATGCCGACCAGCGGCGGCAAACCAGCGGCCTGCGCCGCCACCGTGGCGTCAAGCGCCTCGGCGGCGTGTGACGCGCTCGGCAGCAGCACCAGGTCGCCGTCGAGGCCGTCCGCGGAGGCTTCGACGTTGCGGTAGTGACCGATCAGCCCCGCGATCGTCGAGGAGCGCAGCTCTTCGGCCGACCGGTGGTGGTCGTACGCCTTCGCGCCCTCGTACAGGCCGACCGCTTCCTGGAGCACCTTCGCCGGGTATCGGCGGCCGTTCTTGCTGTCGCCGGCGGCGATAATGCGTACGCGGAACGCCCGGCCGCCGTCGGTGCTCTCGGTGACGCCGAGGATGTGGCCTTCGATCCGGTCGGCGGTCTCGTAGGTGCCTTCCGGCTGGCTCATGTCGCCCTCCTGGGAGCGGCGTGTCACGGTGACCGTGTGGCCGCCGGACGTCGTGGTGGTGGATGTCGTCCGCGGCTTCGGCGCGGCCTGCTTCGGCGGGGCGTGGACGGCCGGCGCCTTCTTCGCGGGCACCTTCGCGGCTTTCGCCGGCTTCGGCTTCTTGGTCAGCGACTTCGCCGCGGCCAGCTTCATCAGCAGCTGCGGGGTGACCTTCCCGTCGGCCGGGATGCCGAGCTTGCGCTGGGCTGCCTTCACCGACTCGGTGGTCCGCGGGCCCAGCTTGCCGTCGATGACGAGCTTCCGGCCGCGGCCGTCGGTCAGCCCGAGCCGGTTCAGTGCGGTCTGGAGCTTGCGAACGCGCGCGTCGCCGCCCTTCTGGCCGTAGCCGGGGCCGCGGCCGGTCTTCGCGTCGTACGCGAGCGCCGCCGGCCCCTTCCGCGTCGGCGCCGACGGCTTGCCGCTGTGAGCCGGGGCAGATTTGCTCGCCGCGCTGGACGAACCGCCTCCGCCTGCGGAGAACTGGCCGCCCGCGGAGCTGCCGGCGGCCGCCCGGGGGTGCAGTTCGGAGTTCCACGCCGATTCCGCGGTCTCCTCGGCGCCCTCGGCGGCTTCGTCGTCCCAGGACTCGATCGCCTCGAGGGCTTCCTCGAGGAGGTCGTCGTCGATGTCGAGCTCGTCCAGCTCGTCGGCCATCGCCTCGCGGAGTGCGTCGGCGTTCACGAACGGGCCCGCCGCTTCGGCTTGGTCGGGGCGGCTTCGGCCGGCTCGGCGGCCGGCTCCTCGCTGTGGACCTGCAGCACGCGGCGCCAGTTCTCCTCGTGGTTGGCCATGTCGTGGTGAAGTGCCTCCCACCAGCCGTCGGCCAGGCGGACGGTCACGATTTCGTGCTCCGCCACGGCTAGACGGCGCGCAGCCTCAGCCGAATCCATCGCGTCTCCTTCTCAGCCCGGTCCGACGGGGTTGGTGCCCTTGCGCTCGCCAGGCCAGATCCCGAACACGTCGTGGAACCACTGGGAGGCTGTCTGGTCGGCGCGCTCCGGCGTCATGTACTTGGCGAGGTGGTCGCGCAGGGCCGTCCACGGGTGCGGCGAGGTGGCCCACTTCGCCAGGCCCTCGCCCTTGGTCCAGTAGTCCTTGAGCTGGTTGCTGTTGCTGCGGCCCGGCCGGTTACCGGCTGCCTCAACCGCGGTGGCCAGGTCGCCCGGGTCGGCCGTCGGCGAGTCCAGGTCGACGGCGTAGGGCACGCCGACGTAGTCCTCCCACGCCTTCCGCGCCGCAGTCGCCGCCGCGCCCTTGCTCAGCGCGCCGATCTGCACCAGCTTCTCGAGGCCGGTCGAGAGGTTCAGCAGTACCTGGGCGGTGATTTCGCTGTCCGCCGCGGCGATCTCCGGGCCGGTCACCGTGACGGCCTGCGAAGCCGGGATCTGCGTGGTCGCG